TTATAAAAAGAATAGCTGATGCTATAAATAATAGTAATAGAGGTATAGACAACGGTTAATGTTTCACGTGAAACATTATCCATTTAATGCTTTTTCTAATTGTTTTATTAATTTATTTTTTTTTAATCGTCTATCAAGCTCAATGCCAATTTCTCGACCTTTAGCTTCTAATTGTACTTTAGTTAATTTATTTAAATCTACTTGATTAGATTTAGGTGTAAACCAACCGTTTAACCATTCAAACATAATTCCTCCTTATACCCATGGTTCTTTAGGCCCATAACCAAAATAACTTCTAGCATGACCTTCTTCTATTAATTTATCGCAAATATTTACATTATCAACTAATGGTATACCAAGTATTCTGCCAAACTTACCTTTACCATCTTTTTCTGTTCTTACAATAAAGGTTTTTGGCAAGAGTTCTTTAAGCCTAGCCTTCGAAGCCAAACCCAACTTTTTCTCAGCCAAGTTTCTTGTTCGGCTTTCAGGCGTGTTAATGCCATATAATCGCACTCGTTCTTTCTGCAACCACACTTTAAATCCCAAATCGACATCAACAACGATTGTATCTCCATCTATAACCCTTCGTAATGTGCAACGATATTCGTACATTACTCACATAACCTTTCATAGATTTCATTATGTATTAATAAATCATCTACTAACTCATCAGATATAACATCTATATCTTCATCAGTAGGATTAATTGGGCCACTTATAATACAGTAACCTTTATTTCCGCTTCCTATACTTCCGCAACTTGCTACGCTTAGCACTAGAAGTAGTAGCATTAATTTTCTTTTTAACTTCATCAGCTACCCTTATATCGTCTAATTGCTCTTTCATAACATCGGCTTGTACCGCCTTACGCATAAGGACAAAGCCAAAAAGCTTAGACGCTAATTTGGCGATGCCACCTAATGCCGATAACCAACCCATTATGAATCTTTATTACGATTTTTGCCTATATTACCAGACACAACATTTAAAATAGTAAGAACAAAATTAATTATTTTATCATCACTTTTAGTTGGTGTCAGAGCAGTAATTGCAGTACACGCAGTAACTATACCAGTTATAGCGGCAATCCAAGCTGGGCCAGAGTTAAAAAAACCAACAATCATATCCATAGTTTTTCCCCTTATTTATTAATATTTTAAATTATAGACGTAAACACAAATCCTGCAAGAAATAAAATTAAACTACCATAAGAAGCAATAATAATTGTTTCTAATCTATCTATTTTTTTTAATATTTCATTACGATTTTGTTCACAATGATATTCATGTAAATTAAATTTAATGTTTAATGCATCTATTTCTGATAATACAGCAACATCATTTTTAGTAAGTGGTTTTTTTTGCATATTATTGTCCTGCTAATGGATTATTTAAAGCTTTAGTTAACATTTCTCTTAAACGATCTTCTAATTCTTTTAACTTAACATCAATAGCTTCATTACGTCTAGTAGCATCAGATTCTATAGCAGTACGTTTACCGTCAAATCTATCTTCAGCATGTTGTATTAATGTTCTTACATCATTCTCTGCTGTACGTTGACTGCCTCGTATTTCTTGTTCTGTTAACCTTGACCTTTTATCAACAGCACTTATATTATCCATAACTTCATTAATATCCTTACGAAGTTCATTTCGAATATCTCTAGCATCACCTTGTGCTGATTGCACAAGTTCTAATGCAGTAGATATTTCTGATTGTAATATTTGTTCCATATTAGCAATTTTAGTTTCTAATGTATTATCCATATTAGATATTTTATTATTTAATACTGTTTCTAAATTAGTTGTTTTTTCTTCAAATACATTTAAACGACTTTCAAACCCAGTTAAATCAGGTGGTTCATAAGATTTTATAACCTCTTTCATGTCCATATAATCTTTATACACTTCAAATGCACCATAAGCACCACCAACTAATGTTGACAATGCTATTAATATCCCTACTAATTTACCGCCTCTAAACTTAATTCCTGCAAATTCTAATTCATTACTCATACTGCATATCCACTAATTTATTAAAAGTTAAGCTATCACGCACACCAAAATAGTTACCTAATGGATCTTGCAACATAGAATTAGCGTATATATCTTTAGATTCATACCAGGTAGGTTGTACTTGTGTTGGGATTTGTTGATATGTTTTAATATCTGCACCTAAAGCATTAACCAATGCTAATGTAGTTAATTGAGCTACAGCATCATATTGACTGTCAAAACTTTGCATAATTTGTTTAGCTTTTTCTTGTTTAGCTTCTTGTTTTTTAGTTGGTTTATCTTCTACTTTAGCCTCTTTAACTTCTTCTTGTTTAGGTTCTTCTTTAGCTTCTTCTGGTTCTTCTTTAGGTTCATTTTTAGCTACTTCTTTTTCTTGAGGTTCTGGCTCTGATTGTTCCTCTACTATTTCTTTTGGTTCTTCTTTAATTTCTTCTATAGGTTCATCATTAGATGCAGTTTCAGGGGTAGGCTTACTATCCTCAACTTCCTCTACTGGCTCTGTAGGAGCATTTATGGGCTGTTCTAAATCCTCATTTACTGGTTCTTCAGGCGTATTAACCGCTATTTCTGGTTCTGGCTGTGATTCTATCTTTATTGGCTCTGGTTCTGGTTGCGCTATTTCTACAATCATAACCTCTTGTATTTCTTCTGTAATAGTTTCAACTGTTGCTACAGGTTCGCCAAGATTAAAAGAAGGTGTAAATCCGGCATCATCTATTGTTTGTATTTCAATAGGCATTGCAACATCATCTAATGATATAGTAGGTAAAG